AGGTCTTCCATAGCCCTGATCTCGTCCGCGTTCAGGAAGCCGTTATTGAGAGCCGTCTGATACGACTCGTAACGGTCCTTCGTCTTCGCTCGAAGTCGAGCGTCGACGTTAAAACGGATGTACTGAAGGCCAGGCATAAGGAAGGTCGAGACGGCTTGCTCGATACGCACAATCCACGGCATGAGCGTTTGGTCTACGAAGAACTTGTTCTGTTCCTCGATACCGGTTCCCCACGTCGAGCTAACCGAGGAGTCGACGAGATAGGCAGGGACGCGGTAGAGAAGCGCAATCTCGGCCTTCTGGAATCGGCGCGTTTCTAGGAACTGCGCCTGTTCCGGGCTAAGCGTGATCGGCTTGAACTGAGCGCCACCGGTAAGGACGCCGACGCTGTGACTGTTCTTCACGCCAGCGTGCGTCTTCCGGAACATGTCCCGGAGAAGCCTCGCTTCGTCCGGCCGAGGGGTTCCCGGGTGCTCGATGACACCGGCCATCGTGGTTCCCTGTTCAAAGAACCTCGACCCGAACTCCTCGGCTGTCAGACCCAGGCCGATAGCCTCTCGGGCCATGTCGAGCGGCGAGAGCCCTCGACTGCACCCCGGAACCGTGAAGGCCGGAATGTGCAGAACCTGAGTCCGGTCGTAGGTGCCCTGAATCGTGCCCTGATCATCGGAGACTTGATACTTGTTGTCGCCTAGCGGGCCGTCGACAATGCTCACGAACTGGGGGTGAAGGCAGTAAAGGGCCGACACTTCGCCCCGGTCATTCCGCAGCGTGTACAGGAATGCGTTCCCGTCCGTCAGAAGACTGACGACCACCCGGAACCAGAACTCATAAGAGGTTTGGAAGGGGTTTGGCTGTCGCACCCAACGCGGGGAACGTATCGGGTCGAAGGTTTCCTTACGGCCGTCCTTCACCGTGTAATGGTCGACCGGAAGGGACGCGACCGCGTCACCAATCAGGGATTGGCACGCATATACGGCCACCATCTGAAGACTGTTCCTGCGATTCACCTTCCGGCCGGAAGCCGTACGGGTCGCCAGAGATTCAACGTTCCTATCCCAATCGGCTACGGAACCCCCGATGGCTGAACGCATTTCGCCGATGCGTGTAAACAGGCTCACCGCTTACCCCTGTCCGTGGCGTAGCCGACAAGCCCGAGGCACACGGCCAATGCGAGATGCCCGAGGGGGCGCGCAACGTCGTAAGCCGCAGTCACGCCCATAGCGAGACTGCCGACCTGAAAGACGTTCGGGACAAACGAAGACGCGACGGAACGGAGAGAGCGGCCCAAGTTGGGCCGATCCATGAGTCTCCTAATCGTCGTCGGGGAAGTAATAGGCTTCCCGTTCCTCCTGCCGTTTGGCAGGAGTAAGAAGGGCTTCTAGCTGGGCATCCGTGAAGTCGTCGTTGAAGTTGACGAAGGTCACGTGATGCTCTTCTTCGGTCGGCAATGCCGTAAGGAAGAAAGCGTTAGCGAGAGCGGCGATGCCGTCGATTTTCTCGCCCGACTTCGCCTTAGACGGCTTCACCAAACCGTCTCCGGTCACGTCCAATTCCACGTTGTCAGCCATCCAACGAAGCACCGGGTGCCCACCGTGGTTAAGCTCTCGGCCCGCTAGAGCCGACTCGATAGCCTTCGAGGGATCGTTCAGCCGTGCCGCAGACTGCGGAACCTTGACGGCCGTAAGGCCGTGTTCCTCCAGTTCGTTGACAAGCTGAGTGGCATTCCACGGGTCGTAGCCCATGAAGCGAATACGGAAGTCCTCGGCATCCTTAGCGATGTGCCGGAAGATGGCTTTGAAGTCCGTTGTGGGGCCCTCAGTCACCGTTAGGTGGCCTTCCCGCTCCCACACCTCGAAAGAGGTCTTCATAGCGGAACGCTTCTCAGTTGCCGGCCGTGGCACCCAGAAATGGGAAAGCACCGTCCAGCCGTCCGCATCGGGGTCCGTAGGGGACCCCGGGAAAAGCAGTACCCACGCGTTGAAGTCACCGGTAGCCGCCAGGTCGATACCCGCGTAACAGGGGCGCCCCTTCAGGGCTTCACGGGTCACCTTCAGCGAACCGTTCTCGTCCCATAGGTGCATGTCGAGCCATCGGTTCGCCTGAGAAACCCACTGGTTCAGGCGGAAGACTCGGAAGCTGTTCTGTGCAGTCGGCTTCTCTGCCGCTTCCATTGCTTCGGCTCGAAGATTGTTGATGTTCAGGAAGGAACCGAGGGCGGGATTAGCGAGATACCAACCCGTTCCCTTGGGATGCTCCGCCGAGGGCGGCTTGCCTTCGTCCTTCCAATCCCAGTCATCGGGAACATTGCGCGCGAACACGAACCGCGCAGGGTCCATGTTCTGTTCCTCGCGCACGCGTAGTGAATGCTCGTGCTCTTCGAGGGCGAACGCGGCCGTACGGTACGCGGCCGTCGTAGCCGCAATCATGACCGGCTGTCGACGGGTACCGAAGCCCTGTCGCATGGAATCCCATAGGTGCCTGTCTCGCTGCGTCAGAACCTCGTCGAACAGAACCATTGAAGGGTTCGTGCCGAGGGCGCCCGCAGCGTCACCGGGCAACACCTGATAGAAGCTGTTCGTCTTCCGGTCGATGATTCGCTTCTTCGAGTCGATGATTTCGAGTCGCTTCGAAAGCACCGGATTAAGCTCGACCATGCGCTTCGCCGTGTTGTAGACCAGCCCTGCCTGATCGCGGTCAACCGCGACGGAATAGACTTCCGCGGACTCCTCAAAGTCTCCGACGAGACCGAGGAGTGCGAACGCGGATAGAAGCTCTGACTTCCCGTTCTTGCGCGCCATTTCGAGCCACGCAATACGGTACTGACGAACGTACTCTTCGTACTGATCGTCAAACATCATCGTTCCGAAGAGCGGAGCGACGATCTCTGACTTCTGCCAGGGGTCGAGAAGGAACGGGGCGCCCGCATGGCGCCCCTTCGTGTGCACAATCAGCTTCTCAATGAAGTTGATTGCGTGCTGTGCCTTCTTCTCGTCGTAGTAGAAGAAGCCTTCTCGCGGGTCAATTGGCCCGAAGGGGGAGCGGATAAGTTCGCTCACGCTGCCCCCTCCGGTTTCGGTCTTTGCTCCCTTACAAGACCGGTTACAGAGGGGGACTACTCACACGCGATTACCCTTCGAGGAATTGCAGCCCAAATGCGCGGCCTGGCAATTGCTCGGGGTGTGCCCCGGAGTGCCGGGGCCGTGGGAAAGGGGAACGATGTGGTCGAGCGAAGGCGAGAGCGGCTTAGGGAACCTCACCGCACGGTCTATCGGGCTCCCACAAAGCTGACAGACCCAACCGTCGCGCCGGAATACGGCCGCACGGCTAACCCTCTCGTACGGAACCCCCCACTGTTCGCACCGGAGCTTCACCGCGTACTCGCGACGCGATAGCCACCCCGGGGAACGGCGCCTACGGCGCTTTCTAGGGCGGCCGTCGGTCACTGCGTAGTGGTCGGGTAGAGCATGACGTATTCCTGTGTAACCTCGGCCACGGATTCCACGCCGCTGTAGGACATACGGACGTCGGGAAGATTACGGCCAGGCTGAACCGTGGCATACAGCTTCATGCGCGCATCGAGATACGCCTTCGCCACAGCGTCAGTCTCGGCGGACCGCACGACACCCGGATTGAACGGGAAACTCTCACTCTGAATGTCCTCGGCGAAGCCGAAGTCATAGTGACGCTCGGAAGTAGTTACCTGAGTCAAGGCTGTCCCCGATCGAAGAGCTTGTTTAAACGACGTACCCGGTAAGGGAGTCGAACCCATACACACTCGGGCCTAGGCCGAGCCGCTTTGCCAATTTGCGTAACCGGGCTTGCAGCGCGCTACCGGATTCGAACCGGTGTCGCCCCCGGAAAGGGGAAGTTCTGGGCCGCTGAACTAAGCGCGCATTCCATCCGTCCCCTGATCAGGGGGAGTTTCAGGAAGAGGGGAGCTACCCCACTGTGGGAACCGATGGACTTGAACCACCAACCTCCGGGATTTCACTCCGGCGCTCTACCAATTGAGCTAGGAACCCTTGCGGCGCTATGCCTTAGCGCCAATACCTCGGCCGTAGCCCTTGCTGGCAACGAAACCGTTCACGGCATCATTGAGAGACTCACCCTCGGCATTCGCCAGGGCGCCGACATAGCGACCGAGAGTCGTAACCTCGTGCGTGCCAGCGCGAACGCGCTTCACGGTCACCACATACGGCCACTCGTCGCCGTCCGGGTTGTTCCGGTCCAGCCACTCAACGACAAACGCGCGAGTCTCTGCCCCGCCCGTCTCGTCATGCTCCGGGGCCCACGTATCGAAGAGCCGAAGATCGATGGTCTTCGTATCACCGAAGCCCTGATTGAGAATCACGCGTAGCGTGTCGCCGTCCTTCACGGTGAGGACGCGCGCCGATCTGTCCCACATTGGAAACCCCTAGTCGATAGCCGAAATGGGGGAGCACCGGCGGAGCGCGACCGCCCTTCGCACTACAACGCCAGTACTCAACCCCTAGGCCCCCGAGAAGGGGCCTGCGTGCCCCTCTTAGCTCAGGAGAGAAAGAACCTGAGCATCGGGACCTTCCTCGGCTCCAGACGGCACAGAAAGCCGCGTACGGTCCGAGGGAGACAAGCCGAAACGGCTACCAAATTTCAACATCATGTCTGCGGCATCCCGCATCACCTGAGCGGCCGGATTCTTGACCAATCCGCCGTCCCTGCCGGCCACGAGAGCGCCGTATTCCGCAAGAGCGGCCCTGGCTTCATTGAAGGCCGCCCAAGCCTCGCAGTAGGCGACCAGATAAGCCCTGTCGACCTTCGTCAGAAGCCCGAGCTTGTCTAGCTCGGGGACGATCCGGCCCCATTCGGCGAGAGCCTCGCCCTTCAAGTCCGCGGGAGGCCGAGGGGCGCCCCGGCTAGGTTCAGGTTCGGCCCCAGAAAGCTTCTTCTTCGAGGGATTCCCCTTCAGCGCGACCAGCTTTGAAGGAGTAGGCGGAGGACCGGGCATCTTAGTGACCTCTCTCGGTTCTGGATTCCCCTTTCTGGGAAACACTTCTGTTCTCCCTGCGGAAGAATCCGCAGGGATCTAATGCCTAGGCCGAGTGATGCGCGGCCATGTGTAACGACCCGCTATCCCACAAGACCGGGCGAACCCCCGCGCGCTCGTTCCGAGGGAAGGCGGCGGGTGCGGGGAAGGATCTTAAAAAAGTTTCAGATCCCCCTTCCCAAAAAAATCCTGAGAATCTGAGCTAGATTGGCTTGACAAGGCTTTATCTAGTGTGTTCTCAGGCTGTTTGGGTCACAGAGGGAGGCTTGCGCACGGTGTTGCCCGTGCGTCCTGGTTCTCTGTGCGTCACTGGTCGAGCCTTTCGGCTCGATGGGGTGGGGGTAGGTGCTGCTAGTACCTAATGCCTTTTCGGTAATCATTCTCTCTGCGTGTATTGCATGAGCGGCAGAGAACACGAACGTTATCTATTGTGTTCGTGCCTCCTTCCTTTAGGGGAAGGATATGATCTCCGGTTAGGTCTTTATCGGTACCGCAGAATAGGCAGAAAGGATTAGCGGCTATTGCCGCTGCTCTGACCTTCTGCCATTGGTAGTCATAGCGTCCACGCGTACGCGTGTTCTTGCTCTTGTGCTTACGTGGTGTAGCACTACTGCATAGGGGGCACTGTGTGCCCACCGTGTGTAGCTTCTTGTGCCTACTGCACATGCTGTACGGCATAGGGGCCCCCTCTGTAGGGGGTGCCCCCTTGTTGCTTTCATCTGTAGAAGACCTGTTAGAAGCCGTGGCTTCTAAGGCCACGGCTCTAGAAGAAGTACCTTCTATATAGGGCGCCCTTCGAGGGGCGCCCTTCTTACTGCTCGCTCTTATCGCTCGCAGTCTCTACGCGGCCTAGGCCGCTCTAACTGTGTCCCCCGATCCCCCCCGGTCTCGCTCGCTCCGCTCACTCAACCGGACCCCCTTACCCCCTACGGAGTCTGTAGACCTGTTGCTGTGGCCGAGGGGCCACAACAGGGGCTCTGACCTGCACAACCTTGCAACCGCCAGGGCAGCGAAGCTAGGTTTTGGAATGTCAGCAGGAAGGCGCCGAGGGGGCGCCTACTGGGCGAGAGAATGGGGCCACGGTGTTTCTTCACCCGAAGCGTGTTGCGGCTACGAACCGGTACGTCGAGAACGGTCCCGAGGACCGCTCTCCGTCCTTCAAGTACGACTTTGCCGGCCGCGTGGAAGCCGGGGGCGGAATTCTCCGCTACTCGACCACCACGAAGGCTCTCGGCCCTTCTGAGCGGCTTCTCAAGACGAATCCGGCCGCTGCCCTCATTCGGGGCATCGCTTCGGCCAGTAACTAGCATTTGGAGCCCGGGTGAATCTCGACAAGGCCCTTCAGATGATCGCCCCCTTTAAGGGGCTCCCGCACTACGAAACCGCCGTTACGGAATTGATGGTTGCGGCCGTGGCCGGAAAGAAGAGCCTCCGTGGGACGGCTTACCGAATCCGAGACGCTTTCTCGGCCTATCAGTACTCCGTGAACTATGGGAAGGCCGATCTGGCGTGACTGAACCGCTAACCGTGGTTACCGAATACGGCCTAGCCCTGTGCGGGCTTCTCGCCCTGGCCTTCTTCGTCGGTTTGGCCCTCGAAGACCTTTGGACCCATCGGAAGGGAAAGGGGAAGCACCGTGGGATTTGAGAGCGTCGACATGAACAGTCTTCCCGCCGAGGAGCGGGAAAGGGTCCTTCGGGACCTCTTCGAGGAGCCTTCTCCGCCCGTGGTCGACGGTAGAGACGTCACGGACGCCGAGGTGAGGGACGCTCTTCGAGGAGTGGCCTACGGAAGCCCCGGCTACACCTACTCGGCCCCGGGATGGATGGACCCTGACACCGAGGGTGTCTGTTTCTACGTTCACCATGCCTTCGATGATCAGGACATCCTGACGCCCGGTTGCATGGTCGGGCACGCCCTGAACAGGCTCGGTATCCCGCTTCACGTCCTGGTGCAGCACGAAGACCGGCCCGCCTCTGACATCGTCGAAGAGTTCTTCCCCCAGACCAGCGAAGAGACCCTTCACGCGTACACGTGGGCGCAGTCTCGCCAGGACTGCGGCCGGACGTGGGGGCAAGCCATCCGGGACGCTGGTCTTGGCTGAACCGCTAGCCACGGCCACCGTGCCGAGCGAGGAAATGGCCAGGGTCGTCTATAACGCCCTGGCCTTCCTTCCGGCCCGCTCTCGGGTGAAGACGGCCCGCATCGAGCTTGGATTTGCCGGCCTACGGGCCACCGGTACGGACGGGTACGCCATCGGTCAAGACGCGTGCCCTGTAGAGGACTTCAGCGGCCCCCAGGGCGGCCTAACGGTCCACGTAGACCGGTCCGTCCTGGCAGACCTCGACACGGCAGGCAGGAAGGATAAGAAGGGCTTCGGGAGGCTCGAACTACGGCCCGGGGATGGCTTGATCTTCCGGCCCGGGAACAACGACACCCCTACGGCCGGACAGGACGTGTCGGGGCAAGCCGATCACGGACTCTGGGGGATGCTCGACAGCCTGTTTACACGCCTCGAAGGGCGGCCCCCTTCGCTGCCCGAGCTGGTGGCGTTCGACAACGCCCTGTTGGCCAGGTTCTCGAAGGTCAAGGCTCCGAAGGTCAAGGCCGCTGACAGCAACCTAGAACGTTGCCTCGACATGGCCATATTCGACGCGAAGGAACCGATCCTCGTACGGATCGGCCCCACGTTCCGGGGAGTGATCATGCCGATTGACAGGGACGTCCACCGGGCGAACGTCGAGCAATTCGACGGGGGCCTCTGGTGAGCGCGTACACGTCGTGCGAAGAGTACGGCTGTGACATGGTCCTGGTGGACATTCACGCCGAGACCCTTGTCTATCGCTGTACTGACTGCGGCTTCGAGTATGAGAGCTGAAACAAGGAACCCCCCCGGCCCTGAAGGGCGCGGGGGGTTCTCTGCGTTGCTGGCCTACTTGGTATGCCCTTCCCAATTCTCAAGATCCTCGACGGGGACCACGCTGTGAGCCGACGTGCGCCGATTCCTCGGCTTCGGCCGCGGGCTCTCTTCGACGCCGAGGGCGTAGACCTCGAAGATCGGCCCGGCATGCTCGGGGCACAGATCAACGGTCTTCGTCTCGTCCCCCTGGGGTGTGATGGCGATCTCTCGAACGTCCTTCGAGGCGCCGCACTTGTCGCACCGGGTGATGACTTCTTTAGCCACGGGCCGCTCTCCTCTCGTCAAGCGGGATGATCTTATCCGGTTCAACGTCCGCCGTCAGGAACAGCTTCCCCCTGATCATGTCCGCGTACCGCTGACGCTCGATGTCTAGACCTAGGTACCGCTCGGTGGTGCTCGCTTCCTTGTGATTCAAGGCGGCCTGAACGATGCGAAGCGCGTTGTCGTGACCGTGCGCCCGCGCGTCTTCGTACAGGATGCGCGCGAAGCTACGGCGGATGGTGTGCCATGCGTCCCCGGGGTCTAGCTCGATGTCCGCCAGGGCCGCAATCTCTTTGATGATCGGTTGGGGGTGCGAGATCATGCCCTCGGGATTCAAAACCCGCTCAGGGTTGCGCACCTGGGCATGCCCCGGCATGAACGTGTGCCGGAAGCACACCGGGAACAGGTAGTGAGTTCGGGACAGCTTGCCCACAGCTTCCGTGTACGTGGTGAGCCACGATCGAAGCTCCCGTTCGAGGTCGAGCGAGAGCGGCACCGTAACCTCTTCCTTCGTCTTGACGAGGTACACGTAAAGCTCCCCCTTGCCAAAGGACACGTCACGCACGCGCATGCGGATGGCTTCGGAGATGCGTAGACCGGTGTTGGCGACGAACGCGATCAAGGCACGGTCCCGGGGAAACTCCGCAGCGTCGAGAAGCCGCCGAAGCTCGGCGCGCGTCATGCGGTACCGGTTGCGGTTGCTCTGAGTGCTCTTCTCGCGCAGCCCGGCTATCAGCTGATCGACCGGGCGAGACAGCCACTCTCGCCGGTCACAGTGCCGAAGGAAGCCCTTCATCATGACGCGGTAGTTGGCAAGCGTGGTCGGCCCGGCGCCTTCATGCAGACCGCCTTTGCCATAAAAGAAATCCTCGATGTGACCAGCGCGAAGAGTGCTCGTATGGCAGTCGCCCACACGAGCCGCGAAGCGTCGGAACAGGCTGTTCAGGCTGCGCTCATTGGGTCGGCTCTGTGACTGCGCGTAGCGCATCTCCACGTACTCGGCGACCGCGAAGCTAACATTGGGCGTTTTCTGTCTCGCCATGCCAAGACCTACCTTCGTGGGCGAATTAGACCGCTTCACAGCAGGTCAGAGCAGCACTTTCGAAGTGATCCTAGCATTTGGAAACTAGTATTCAGGACAACTGCGAAGTGCACTCTGACCTGCGGAAACGTAGCTCTTAAAGGGTAAAGGTAGGCCCCCCGGGGGCATCCCACAACCCTCTTTCGAGCACCTCGATTCGAACACCGATACGATACGTGACCGAGCCGAACCTATGAATTGGCCTAATCCGTACAACCTTGCTTTCGTCACTGTGGGTATACTCGTGCTGAAGCTAGCTACCGCTTCGCTTGTTGACTAGTTTCCGATTGACACAAAGTCAGTTTCACCGCTAGCTTCATGGCCACGACAACGCATGCACATTGAGAGGTCACAGAATGCCGGCCCCCAGAAAGCTGCCTGATGGCGACGTGCTGAAGGCACTACGCCAGCAGGGGATGACGTACGAAGAGATCGGCGAGCAGTACGGCGTGACTGCGGGGGCCGTCTACTGGCAACTAGCGAACGCCGGGGTCGTCAAGACTCGCCCCGACCACTCGAAGTACCTCCCGTGGAAAGTGAAGACGGAACACGCGCACTGCCGACCGGCCACGATGCTCCGCTATCTGTCCCGCCGCGAACAGGGGCACACGATCCCCGCCGTCAAGGAACGGATGCTCGACAAGTGGCTAGCCGAGGTCAAGGAAGCTGACGTGGTCGTGTGCTACGGCCGCGACATTCCGCCGAACCCCGCTAGCCCTACAGGCGGGTTCTACTACTCGAAGCGGCGCCCCGAAGACGGTGACAACCTGATTCGCGTCGCCCCGGAAGACGTCGACCACACTTCGAAGGTCAAGAAGGCCCCCGAGCCTCGCACCGTTTAAACCGCCGCTCTCATTTGGCATTGCGGGCCGCCTTCCCGCCAGGGGGCGGCCTTTTTGCTGCCCTGAAACTAGCATTTGACTCCGCCAGGGGGCCGGGGAGAGTATTGGTCATGTCAGCGAGGGAACGGCGCGGAGGAATCGGCAAGGAGTGCCGAGGACGCGTCTAGCCGAGCGAGGAACTCCCGGCATTGTGAGGCGTGTTGAGACTTTCGTGTGAGGGAAACCCGGAACTCTGGTTCAGTGAAAACCCGAAGTTCATAGCCGAAGCCAAAGAGGCTTGCGACGCGTGCCCGGTGCGCGACGAGTGCGCCGAGCTGGGCGAGAACGAAGAGTTCGGCATCTACGGGGGCATGACTCCCGACGACCGGCGGTCCGCGAAGCGGTTCCGAGTGATCATGCTCGAAGAGCTGACCAACTCCCGGATCAAGAACATGCATGGTCAGGGCGTGTCTATCTCCGCCATGGCTCGCGAACTGGGCATGCCCCGCAAGACGTTGGCCGATCGGCTGCGGAGAATAACCGATCTTGCCGCCTAGCTGGGTTTCACACAGGTAACGAACAGTGTCACAAAGTGATCACAGGTTACATGAAGTGGAACCATGGTGTGTGCATTGTGAAGGTTTCAAGTTAAAGTCTTACTAACCAGTAACGGAGGGGGGGGCTTCCGGTACAGGCGTCATCGGTTGTGCGGACGTGCTCGGGGATCAAACATGCTCGTAGATAGCTCGACGGGGCTCGACCTGAACAACGCAGGGGTGGGCCTTCAGGGGGTCGATATCCTTATGGATATCCCCCAGGTTCTTACGGTAGCTCGAATCAGATACGCCAACGGAACGCGTATCGAGGTTGCGCACTGCGGAACGAATATGGACGGGGAAGACACTGAAGCACTTCGGGCCCTTATCCCTCCAAGAACCATGCCCCTACGGGGCTGGCACAGTGAGACTCTCGTCTGTGGCCACGGTGACGAATACACCACCGCCTATTGGGCCTTCGACTAAGGCCAGACGAACAACTTCATATATGGACACAGGGGCGCCGAGCCGGGCGCCCCTTCTTTTTGCCCCGAACCTAGCATTTGGAGTAATCGTGACCAGCTTCAGCCCCGAGATGACCCGCGCGAAGTCCTTCACTGACGTTGACGGCCGAGAGGTCACCGTGCGCCCCGTGTACGACGCGGGCATGGCTCGAACGGTCGTCGAGCTGGTGGTTCACGGCGCGACCGTCCGCCTGTCTCCCGGCATCATCGCCGACTTCTCGGACACGGTTCTGATGGCCGCTCTCTGCGGGGAGCTGGTCAACATCGCTTCCGGCAACCCCTCGACCTCGGGGGCGTGAGCGTGACGGAACCGGTAGCTCACCGGTCCGTCTCCCAATACGGCACCTTCGTACGCTGCGGGGAGTCCTACCGCCTACAGAAGGTCGCTAGGGCCCCCCAGAATCAAGCCGCATGGTTCATTCAGGGAACGGCCTATCACGAAGCCGTTGAGAAGTGGGAGAAGTCCTACCGGGCTTACGGCCCGGATGTAATGGGCGAGTGGTTCGAGGAAGCATGGGAGCGCGAATACGCGCGAGCCCTGGCCATCGAGCCGGACACTTCCCGATGGCTTACGGGCGGAGTGACGAAGCCAGAAACGGACATTAAGCGGCGCCGCGAACGCGGCCGTGAACAGGTAGAGGCGTACTTCGAATACGCCATAGAGGCCCCTGAACGCATTTGGGAACCGGTCGACGGCATGCCCGCGGTCGAGCTTGGCTTCACGCTCACCCTCGGCGGAGTGACCGTAAAGGGCTTCATTGATCAGGTCATGGAATACCCGGACGGACACCTACGGGTCAGGGACCTGAAGACCGGTACCAAATTGCCGGATACGGCCTTTCAGCTAGCCGTCTATGACCACGCCCTAGAAGCCATGTTCGACGTAAAGCCTGGCTTCGGCGATTACTTCATGGCGAAGAACAACAAGCCCACCGACCCGTGGAACCTTCAGGACTACGACCGGGAAAAGGTCGGCCGTTGGTTCCGTGACATGGATAGGGCCGTACGACTCGGCCTCTTCCTTCCCAATCCTGGCGACGCGTGCCGCACCTGTACGGTCCGGCGATTCTGCGACTTCAACGGAATCGACGCGAGCCAATACCCCTATGAGGAGATCACGAATGCCTGAGATCAATGTGAGCCTGAAGGCCCACGGTGGCCATGACGCTACTTGGGTCACTATCAAGGCCGAGACGCTGGCCGAGTTGACCGACATTCTCGACGGATACAGCCGGTGCGGGATTTCCGCCCTGGTGGGTGAGGCTGTCACCGCCCTTCGGGCCGAGGAGACGCTAGGCGCCCTTCTGGGGGCCCGTCCCGTGGATCACCCGGGCCAGTACGACCGGGCCTCTCAGGGGGCCTCTCAGGCCCCTCCTGCGGCTTCTGCCGGCCAGCCCAACCCGTATGGGAACGCGCCGACTTGCCCCCACGGACAGAAGCGGTTCCTGGAGAAGCCCTACAAGAACAAGCCCGGTACGTGGAAGGCCTGGGCGTGCCCGGCCCCGCAGGGCACCCCGGACGCGTGCTCGCTGGAGTTCATCAAGTAGCCGTACCGCGTAACTAGCAATTGGCAGGGGCGCGACTGCCAGGCCATCGGCCGATCAACGCGCCCTTCTCATGCCCAGAAACGGAGCCTCCCCATGCCCTCGATCGAAGCCCGCTTTCGCCGCTTCCACTCCGATAACCCTCACGTCCTGGCCGAGCTTGAAGCCCTGGCCGCTTCCTGGTTCGAGTCGGGAAAGGGAACGGTCGGCATCGGCTTTCTCTGCGAAATCCTCCGATGGAACCGAAGCCTGAAGACGAAGACGCACGACGAATTCAAAATCAACAACGACTTCCGGGCGCACTACGCCCGAATGATCATCGGCCGTAACCCTTCCTGGGAAGGACGCATTCGCGTCCGGGCCCTCCGCACCGCGTAGCCCGAGGACCGCCCTTGTACACGATTGTTCGAGCTAAGGGCGACGCTGGCAAAACCGGCGAGCCCCTTCCCACCCTCTTTAAGACCTTCGCCGCGAATACCGTTCACTTCCGCCGAGGACAGCTCACGGTTATCTCTGCGGCCCCTGGTGTCGGTAAGTCTGCTCTAAGCATGGCGCTAGCTCTTCACGCCCGTGTGCCGGCCTTCTATTTCAGCGCCGACACGGACCCGCAAACCATGTTTGTGCGGTGTGCCGCGAACGTGAGCGGCTGGAATACGAAGGACATCGAGAACGCCCTAGACAAGGGGAACACGAAGGCCGTAGAGGCACAGCTAGACGGCCTCGATCACCTCCGGTGGGACTTCACCGCCACGCTCTCGATTGATGACCTCGAAGCCGAGCTGAAGGCTTTTGCTGTCACGTACGGCATGTGGCCGGAACTGATCATCGTCGACAACCTTTCCAACGTGACCCCGGACACGGACGGGGACAGTAATTCCTATGTCGCCCTCGAAAAGGTCTGTGAGTACCTGCACGAGCTTGCCCGCACCACGGGCGCGTGCATTGTCGCGCTGCACCACGTGAAGGGCGACAGCAACGACGGAAACTCCCCGGTGCCCATGTCTCAGATCAAGGGACAGATAGGCCGAGTGCCGGAAATGATCCTCACCCTTCACCGGATAGGCGACGACCACAACCGGCAAATGGGTGTGTCCGTGGTGAAGAACCGCACCGGTAAGGCGGACCCGTCCGGCGCGATGATCCTTTACCTTGACGCCGACATGGAACGAATGCGGCTCGAAGGGTGAAGTCCTACGAGATACGTGTAAACGGCCTCCCTGCCCCCCAGGGCAGCAAACGCCACGTTGGCGGGGGTGTCATGGTCGAATCTTCGAAGAAGGTCAAGCCGTGGCGCACAGCCGTTGCGGTCGAGACGGGAAAGCTCGACTTCGAAGACCTCCCCTATGTGCGCGTGTCCGTGTGGTTTTTCCTGCCACGGCCGAAGAGTCATTACCGCACCGGACGCTTCTCGCACCAGCTCAAAGACGGGGCACCCCCGTTCCCCGGGAAGTACCCGGACGTAGACAAGCTAGCCCGGTCCACGCTCGACGCGTTGCGCATGGGTGGCGCGTACCGCGATGACGCGCAAGTCGTGAAGCTGCACGCCTTCAAGGTGTACGCCGACCAGGGCGAAGAGCCCGGGGCCGTCATCCGCATATCCGACGCTGAACTTTGATTCCGCCACCCTCTCGAACCTAGTGTTTGGAACGTAAGGGAGGGCGCATGGAGAAGCCCCCGATAGCGGAAGTACTAGAGCACTACGGCGCAAACGATGTGCCCGAAGGATCGCGCTTCCGAAAGATGAAGTGCCCGTTTCACGAAGACCGGAATGCGTCGGCTTCCGTCTGCACTGAGGAGAACAAATTCCGGTGCTTCGCATGCGATATCTCGGGCGACAGTTTCGACGTGATCGCCGATCAGGAAGGGTGTAATGACTTCAATTGTGCCCGAGAGTGCGCTCAAAAGCTTCTTGGAGGAAGCTACGGCACGGTACGAGGGCGCGCTTACGAGAAATCCCGCCGCCGTGGCGTATTTGAAGAGTCGGGGCCTGTCCGAGGACAGCGCAGCCTTCTACAGGCTGGGGTACGTCGAAAGCCCCTTGCCGGGGCATGAGACGGCCCGCGGAATGCTCTCCGTTCCGTACCTCACCCGGTCGGGAGCCGTAACCATCCGCTTCCGGCGCCTAGGCGACGGGGACGGCCCGAAGTATCGCAGCGTTCCCGGTGACCCCCCGAGGATCTACAACCCGAATGCACTCCTGATTCCCTCAGATCACATCGCAATTTGCGAAGGGGAGTTCGACGCGATAGCCGCCACGAACGCCGGAATACCGGCCGTGGGCATCGCTGGAGTGAGCGCGTGGAAGTCGTACTTTGCCCGGTGCTTCAAGGGCTATAAGGCCGTGTACATCCTTGCCGACCAGGACGACAAGGGGCAAGGAATGGAGTTCGCCGAGAAGGTGGCCGAGCAGATCAAGAACGCTCGGATAAGCCCTATGCCGGCCGGACACGACGTCAATTCGTACGTACTGGAGAACGGCCCTCAAGCCCTTCTCGACCGATTGGAGATCGACCAGTGACCCCGGAACAGTTGGCTGACAGGGTGACGCTCTTCATTGAGGAGTGCCGCAGTCGTGTTCTCGGCGTGGGCGCCGAGCAGTACGCCGAAGAGGACGGGCAGAAGTTCGAGAAGATGCCCCTTCCCGAGCTGATCACGTACGCCAGGGAAGAAGCGCAGGATCTCGCCGTGTACGCGGCCATGATCGACGTTCGCCTTCAGCGGCTCGAAGTGCTCTTTCAGGCGCCGAGTAACTAGCATTTGGCGCCTAGGCTGCTCGACCTTTTTTGCTGTGCTGGTGGTGCAGGGGCTGGATACGCGCAAGCGGGCTTCGAAGTTGTCGGAGTCGACATCAACCCCCAACGCCACTATCCCTACAACTTCATACAGGGGGACGCTCTAAGCGTCCTGGCCGAGATAGGCCACGAATTCGACGCTATCCACGCGTCGCCCCCCTGTCAGGGCTATTCCTGGGCCCAACGAATACAGGACAACGAGCACCCGCTATCGGTTGATGACGTGCGGTCCGCCCTGGTGGCGACCGGAAAGCCGTACATCATCGAGAACGTCAAGGGTGCCCCCCTGAAAGACCCGGTCATGTTGTGCGGCGCCATGTTCGGCCTTCGCACCTACCGGCATCGCATCTTCGAAAGCTCGATACCGCTTACGGCCCCGGAGCACCCCGAACACGTTGCCCCTCAGAACAAGATGGGCCGCGTCTGCCAGCCTCACGAATTCATGCACGTCGTAGGCAACTTCATTGGCGCCGAGCTTGCTCGGGAAATCATGGAATGCCCATGGATGAGCCGTCGAGAGCTTCGAGAAGCGATTCCCCCCGCTTATACCCGCCACCTGGGCGCACAGTTGCTTGCCCATGTCCTGAAAGAGAAGTCTTGAAGCGAATCGTCGTTCTCTCCGATATGCAGATGCCCTATCACGACAAGCGGGCTCTTCGGAACGTAATCAACTTCGTCGGGACCTATCAGCCGGACGCCGTGGTCAGCGTCGGCGATGAGGTCGACTTCCCTCAGATCAGCCGATGGAACCGAGGAATGGCGGGGGAATACAAGGGGGATCTTCAGGCGCATTGCGACACCTTCGAACGGGCTTTTGCAATGCCCCTCCGCAAGGTGTTTGCCGGCCCCGTGGACGTGAGCCGATCCAACCACATGGACAGGCCCCTTACCTACGTCCGCACGCGTGCCCCTGGCCTTATGGGCTTGAAGGCCCTCGAAGTGCCGTCCCTTCTCAACTTCGAGAAGTACGGGATCACCTACCACGAAGAGCCGCACGAGATAGCCCCCGGGTGGCTTCTCGCCCACGGTGACGAAGGGGGAAGCTCCCGCGCTCCGGGCGGTACCGCTCTCGCCCTGGCCCGCAAGTGGGGGTATTCCGTGGTCTGCGGCCACACTCACAAGCTCGGAATTCAACACGAGCACATGGGCGTGAATTCAAAGCTCGTGAAAGAGCGATTCGGCTTCGAGGTCGGAAACCTTATGGCCATGAAGGGCGCGAGCTATTTGAAGGCCGGTCACGCCAACTGGCAACAGGGCTTCGGAATTCTCTACGTCGAGAAGAACCGCGTCACCCCCTGCCCGATCTTCGTTCGCGCGAACGGCACGTTCGTTGTCGAAGGAAAGACCTACGGCCAGTAGGCCACCGAGGAGACCCCCGAATGATGAACTGGACGAAGTACACGAAGATTGCCGAGAGCGTCGCTAAGAAGATTGGCGACGAATACCCGGGCATTGACGCCGAGGACATTCGACAGGAGATCCTTCTTCACGTCCTGGAGAAGAAGTCGACTTACGAGAGCACCGACTATCCCGACGGGCAGCTTCGGAAGAACTTCCGGAAGATCGGAATCTCTTACGCTGGCCGCGAGCGATACGCGTTCATCTATCACTCTGCGGAGTACGTTTACACGTCCCCCGAGGTGCGTCAGCTCTTCGAGAACGCGTTCTTTCAGCCCGAGATGTGGGAGAAGGCCCCGACGAAGGATGACGGTATCTCCGTGACGTCCGGGGGCGCCGTTGTCGCCCTTTGGGACCTCGACCGCGCTTACGGCAATCTGCCCGCGCTGGACTCTGCGGTAATCGCGAAGCGATACGCAGAGGGCGAGTCTCTGACTTCCGCCGAGACTATGCGGCTCTCTCGCGCCATCGACAAGGTAACTCGCTTCCTTAACAACGGTGTCGTCAAGCGACAGCAGGAAGCGAAGGCGCACGGGGGCGCCGGTCTCCGGAAGGTGGGGGCCCTTGCCGACTGAAACGGCCCTCGACCGGGCGCGGACATTCTTCGAAGTGCTCACGGAAGACGGAGTCTCGCCGAGGAAGGCTTACGAAGCCGCGAACAGGCTTCTTCCCGAAGGTGTCGACCTTCGCGATTTCGACCAGGACGACCAGGAGAGCACCCCCTGAAGCGGATATGCATTGTCGTTGCCGTAGCGGTTGCTGCGGTACTTCTTACGGCTTGTGATGACCGGCCGTGCGAGCAAGGGCACTACAACTACATTCCCATTGTCCACTCGACCGGGAAGAGCACGTACACCACGATTACGCCCGTTTGGCAGTGCGACGTTTACGGGGAGGCGAAGAAGTGAGAGGTCTTGCCGTAGGCGGCCCGCTTCACGGGCAGATCATCAGCAGTAGCCGAGATGTGGAGGTTGCCGAAGAGTTCCACACGGGCCGTTGGCCCCGGTACTACCTCGACGCGTCCACGGAGTTTCGCCGGGGTCGCTACCGGGCCGAACGACTCGGCTTCTCCGGTAGCACGAAGGCCGCGTACTTCTGGGTGTACGACGCTCACACCACGGAAGCCGCTCAGGGCATGGCGTGGGAAATGCTCCTCGACGCCGCCGAGCGAAGCTACGGGGACCGCAGGGAGACGCGGTTCCCCTGAAGATCCTCATAACGGGGTCCCGAGACTGGACCGATGCCCGGATCATCGAGAGAGAGATCTTCCGGGCTTTGTACGAGATGAAGACCCCCCACGGTGACGCCGTCCTGATTCACGGCGCGTGCCCCTCGGGGGCCGATGCCCTGGCAGACCGATACGGGACGAACACCGGCATGCACGTGCTCCGGTACCCGGCCGATTGGGACCGGTGGGGGAAGAGCGCGGGCTTCGTCCGCAACGCGGAAATGGTCGAGCTAGAGCCTGACATCTGCCTCGCGTTCATCCGCAACGGAAGCCGTGGCGCTTCCATGACTGCCCTTCTCGCCGCCCGGTGCGGCATCGAGACCCGGAGGTTCCTCGCATGAACAAGACCCCTACCACCTTCGCCATGGTGGCGGACATGATCGCTGCCGCTACCGCCCTGTACACGTTCTATGCCGCCCTGGTGGAAGCGGGCTTCACCGAGGACCAGGCCCTTGCCATGGCGACCGAGGTAGCCAAGGGGAGCGCGACCGGATGACGCGCACGGTTGTTCTCGCCGGAAGCCTCGCTCAGTTCCGCCTATGGTGCAGACAGAACGGCGTCGACCCGAGGGCCCCGAACGTCGTCTATGCCGCGTCCTCCCAGGGATTTGCCGGCCTAGCGGAAGCCCGGGTGATCCGGTGCGGCACATGGCACCTACGGCCGGACGCGCGGGAGCTAGACAGGGCGGCGCGAACCTTCGAGGAGCGGGCCGCCGGTCCGGCGCCATGACGGCCGCGGATGGCTTTCGCCAGGGTGAATCCGGTACTCTCGACCACGCACCTTCCCCTTCTCTCGCTGACACTTGAGTAGGTCGGTGTGACGGCCCCCCGCTTCGGCGGGGGGCCGTTTTCGTGTGCCCCGAACCTAGGTTTTGGACTAGCCCGTTTAAACGGTTGCGCGTCGTTCCAAATGCTAGTAACGTTCCACCTGTCAGCGAGAACGGCGGCCGGAAATGCCGGCCACTGGAAGGGGAACGAAATGGCGCGCGAGATCACCCGCGAAGAGTGGCTTCACCTGGCTATCGAGGCCCTGCGGCCCCGCTTCGAAGAGATCGGGTTTCCCCTCCCCGAGAAGATTCACGTGAGCGTGGGCTTCGGCTACGGCGCGAAGCGCGAGAGTGCAACGATCCTCGGCCAGTGCTGGCCGACCACCCTCTCTGAAGACGGCCTGAACCACATCTTCATAAGCCCGGAGATGAACGATGCGGCCCGCGTCCTCGACGTGCTGATTCACGAACTGGTGCACGCTGCGGACAACTGCAAGAACGGTCACAAGGGGGACTTCGCGAAGTTCGCTAAGAAGCTCGGGCTTACGGGCAAGATGACTGCGACCGTGGCCACGGCTGAACTTGCCGAGACTCTGCGGGAGTTGTCGAAGGCTATCGGCCCGTACGATCACGCGAAGCTGTACACCATGGGCGCCCCGATCAAGCCGAAGGAAGACCCGAAGGATTCCCCGGAAGAGCCCGAGGAGCCGGAAGCCCCCGCCGCCCCTTCGGGCCCGAAGAAGCAGGGAACGCGGATGCTGAAGGTTGCTTGCAACTCGGAATGCGAGTGCGGGGGTTACGTGGTCCGCACTACCGCCCGGTGGCTCGAAGTCGGGATGCCTGTCTGTCCCTTCGGAACCGTGATGGAACTTGCCTGACAGTCGCTGAACGGCCCC